CTCAGTGCTGGCCGGCCACTTCCCCTCGTACTACACGAGAATGGTTGGCGGCATCGACGTGGCGAGGTCGGACGACTTTGCGTTCAACACGGGCCAGGTCACGCTCCGCTTCCAGGTGCGCGTCGACGGAAATCTTCCACAAACGTCGCATGTAAAGCATTTCCGCGGCGGCACCGCCTAGTCACTAGGCGCCCCACAAACGTGAGCAGCCCGGCGCTTTGCGCAGGGGGCGCCGGGCTGCTCACTTTCACCCTGCGCACAGAAAGGCTGAGAGGTTGACCTCCAATGCCACAAGACGATCTAAGGCCAAGGCACGCGCTCGGGACACCGATGGACATGCCCGGCCCGGAAGCCGAGCAACTGATTCGCCGCGGCCTACTGCACCCCGCCGAATCCTTTGGGCCAGCAACGCACCCTGGGCCACAACGGGCTACGGCGAGCAAACCGCGCAAGTCGTCACGCGCGCAAAGGCCAAAGGCCACGACATCGCGTGCGCAGCGAACTACGGGCTCGAAGGCACGCGGTTCGACTGGGAAGACATCCCCGTCTTCCCCCGAGGCTTAGACGGCTACAGCAACGACGTGATCCCCGCCTACGCGATGGACTGGGGAAAGCCCACCGGCAGGCAGCCGCTCCTGGTCACCCTGTTCGATTGCTGGGTATTCCGCGGAGCGGGCTGGGACTTGATGGAGCGCATCGCCTCCTGGGTTCCCATCGACCACTACCCGGTGCCACCGGAGGTGGCGAAGTGGCTGATACGCGACAACGTGACCCCCATTGCCATGAGCAAGTTCGGGCGTGACGCCATCGAACGCCTTGGCATTGAGTCCCGCTACATCCCGCACGCCATTGAGACCGGCATTTTCAAGCCGACCGAAATGCTGCAAGGCACCGAGGGCGCGGTTCCGGCTCGACGGTGGATGGGCGTCCCCGATGATGCCTACGTCGTCGGCATGGTGAGTGCGAACAAAGGAACTCACGACAGAAAGTCCTTCGCTGAATCGTTCCTAGCGATGGGCCTGTTCATGGAGCGCCGCGACGACGTATGGCTGTACCTGCACACCGAGCCGACGCCGGCCATGCAAGGGCTTGACCTGCGCGCGCTGCTGCGAGCCTGCAACGTCCCCGACAACCGGGTCAAGTTCGTCGACTCCTACTCCTACCGCATGGGCATCCCCAAGAACGCCCTGGCCGCGATCTACACCGGCATGGACGTCCTGCTCCAGCCCAGCCGCGGCGAAGGCTTCGGCATCCCCGCCATTGAGGCCCAAGCCTGCGGCACCCCGGTCATCGTGTCCAACGCCACCGCCCAAGCCGAACTCGTCGGAGACGGCTGGGCTGTCGACGTCCAGCCCACCTGGGACGCCGCACAGGCGTCGTGGTTCTTCACCCCGATTATCGGCAGCATCGTCGACAGCCTGGAGGCCGCCTACGCCCGAGGGCGTGGACGATCCCAGCAGGCCATCGACTTTGCCACGGACTACGACGCCGACAAGGTCTACCGGGAAATGTGGTCACCGCTGCTCGCGGAGTTGACCGAATGACCACGTTCATGGATCGCTGGCTGTGTACTAGGTACGCCGACCTGAGTGCCCGCGCCGATGCCTTCGACAAGATCACCGCGCAGCTGGAAACCCTCGGCCGCGACGTCATCATCGTCGAGACCGGCTGCCTGCGCCAGGAGGGCAACTGGGCGGGCGACGGGCAGTCGACCCTCGTGTGGGACGCCTTCGTCAACTACCAGGGCGGGCGGGTCTACAGCGTCGACCTGGACGTCAAGGCCGCAGCGCTCGCGAACTCCCTGACCAGTGACCGCACCATCGTCAAGGCCAACGACTCCGTCGCCTACCTACTGCACCTTGCCACGGTCGGCATGACCGTCGACCTGCTGTACCTGGATTCCTACGACATCGACTGGGCTAACCCGGCCCCGTCAATGGAGCACCACGAGCGCGAACTCGACGCCGCCTGGCCCATGCTGCATCCGGGCAGCATCGTGGCAGTCGACGACAACCGAGCGGACGTCGGCAAGGGCTACCTCGTCGGCCTGGTCGCTGAGCGCAAAGGCTGGACCGTATTGGCCGACGGATACGTCCGGGCCTGGATTGTGACCTAGAGGAGACACCGTGGCGATCACGAACGGGTATGCAACCCTGAACCAGATCAAGGCTGCCCTACGGATTCCGACCGCGGACAACGTCGACGACGGCCTGCTGGAAATGGCCGTGGAATCTGCGTCACGCCTGATCGACGGCTACTGCAACCGGACCTTCATCAACGCCGGCACGGCCACCCGGTACTACGCCACCCATGACCCCTACGTCGTCCAGATCGACGATGCGCGCAGCATCACCGCCGTGCAGACCTCCAGCAGCGAAGACGGCATCTACGACATCAGCTGGGACATCACGCCCCACACCGGCGACGTCCAGGCGGAGCCAATCAACGACTACATCGGCGGCCTAGTCTGGCCGTACACGCGGCTGCGGGCTATCGGTGACTATGTCTTCCCCATCGACCGGGAGACCACCGTGAAGGTGACCGCAGCCTGGGGGTGGCCGACGGTGCCGACCACGGTGACACAGGCCACGGTTATCCAGGCAGCCCGCATCTTCAAGCGCGCCGAGTCGCCCCTAGGCGTGATGGGCTTCGGCGACCTAGGCGTCATGCGCGTATCCCGCGGCCTGGACCCCGACGTCTCCCAGCTCATTGAGTCCTACCGACGGTTCACCGGGGTCGCGTGATGGCGACGATGTCAGGGCTGCGCGCAGCCCTCGCCACACGCCTAGCGACGATCACCGGCCTGCGCACCTCGGCCACACTTCCCGACCAGCCCACTCCTCCCCAGGCTGTCGTGTACCCCGAGCGGGTCCAGTACGACACCGCCCTAGGTCGAGGGTCGGACGAATACACATTCGTCGTCCTGGTCATTGTGGGCCGTATCGCGGAACGCTCCGCACAGACCTCGCTCGATGCGTACTGCAACCCCAGCGGTGCGACGTCGATCAAGGCGGCTATCGAAGGCGACGCAACGCTCGGCGGCACTGCCTTCGATTGCCGGGTCACCGAAATGAGAGGGCAAGGCAGCCTCGCCGTCGGGGACGTCACCTATCTCACCGCCGAGTTCCTTGTATCAGTCATCGCCAACTAAGGAGAAGAAATGGCGAAGTTCATCGGTAAGAACACCAGGGTCAAGGTTGGCGGTACGGACCTGACCGCGTCGGTCGCCAGCGTCACCCTCAACCAGACCGTCAGCGAGATCGAGTCGACCGGGTTTGGGTCTGAGGCAGTGCAGCGCATCGCCGGGCTACAGGACGCCAGCGTCACCATCGACTTCCACCAGGACTATGCAGCCGGGGCAGTCTCCGAGACCGTCGGCAGCGTCTTCGGTGGCACGGCCGAAATCAAGATTTTGGCTGGCACTGCACTCGCTCAGTCCACGGCGTCGGCCACGGCCCCGCTCTACACCGTGACGGTGCTGTGCTCACAGCAAGACCTTGTCAACTCCCAGGTCGGGGACATCTCGACCTTCTCGGTGACGTGGCCCGCCGTGGGCACCGTGACCAAATCCACCACCGGCACGTTCTAAGAGGAGACCAATCCCATGAGATTGAACCTGCGCGTCACCTACAACGACGGGTCGGCAGTCGACGTCACTGCCTCGGCTGCCGACTTCGTCGCCTTTGAGTTGAAGTGGGACAAGTCGGTCGTGAAGATAGGCGAGGACGTCCGCATGACTGACCTGTGCTGGATGTCGTGGCACTCACTCCATCGGCAGAAGCAGACGCCGCTCAACTTCGACGCATGGTTGGAGACGGTGGAAAGCGTCCAGGCTGGGGGGTCTGCTGAGATCACCCCTTTGGAGACGAGTCAGCCCACTGGCTGATCGCCTACCTGGCGTGCGAGACCGGCATCCCACCGAGCGCACTGCTCGCGGAGTCCGACCGAATGTTGTTCACCATGATGAAGTACCTGTCATGGAAAGCCCTGGCTAGTCAGCGGAGGTGACGGCGTGCAGTTGTCAATCGCGGGAGCCGATCAAGCGCTGCGGGCTTTACGGGTTTTGGAGCCGGAAACTGCACGGCAAGTGGGTCGTGAGGTTTCTAAAATTGGTTCCGGTCTTGCTGCTGCTGTGCGCCGATCGGCGCCAGGAGAGGCGCCGATGAGTGGGTGGCGTCAAACCAACGGCCTCAGAGGGTCGCGCGGTGGCGCTGGCTGGCCTGGATGGTCACAGATTCAGGCGGCATCTAGGCGGCGTGGAATGTCTGCGATTGTTTCTACGTCGTCCACTCCCGGCGCCATAGCCGTCATGTTTGAGTCTGCTGGCATCCGTGGCGGGCGCACCAAGGCAGGCGCTCAAATGATCCGCAACATGGAGCGCCACGGAAAGCTAGTCAAGTCGGGAAAGTTTTCGGGCCGACTTGGTCGCCGCATCATCGCCGAAGAATATCCCCAAATCTTAGAAGACATTAGGGCGGCAGCCGAAAGGGCGGTCAAGCGCGTGAATGAGTTGATGCCCTAATGGCTGCGGTATCGGGGTCCGGCAAGGGCATCCAAATCATTGTCGGCGCTGACTACGACGGCAAAGACCTTCAGCGCGCCATCAACGACCTGAACAAGATGCAGCGCCAGACTCAGACAACTGGCAAGAAGTTGACTGCCTTTGGTCAGGGCATGCAGGGCATCGGCAAAAACCTGTCGCTGTATGTGTCCTTGCCTTTGGCTGCTGCTGCTGCTGCTGCTGTGGCCTTTGCCACGCAGTTCGGCAAGGAGATGGGCAACGTCGCCACCCTGATCCCTGGGCAGACGGAGCGCATCGGCGAGCTGAAAGACGAACTGCTGTCCCTCGGCCCCGAGGTGGGCAAGTCCTTGTCCGACCTGTCGGGCGGTCTGTACCAGGTCATCTCCGCGTTCGGCGACAGCGCCGACACCGTCGCCATTCTGGAAACAAATGCCAAGGCCGCTACGGCTGGCATGTCGTCCACCACGGACGCCATCAACCTGACGTCGGCAGTAACCAAGGCATACGGCCAGACAAGTGCCACGGCTGTCGAGCAGGTTTCCGACCTGGCGCTGCTCACCGTTCGACTGGGCCAAACCACGTTCCCTGAGTTGGCCGCCAGCATCGGGCGCGTCACCCCGCTCGCCGCTGAACTGGGCGTGACCCAAGAAGAACTGTTCGCCACGATGGCGACGCTGACGGGCGTCACAGGTGGGGCAGCCGAAGTCTCAACGCAGCTGCGTGGTGGACTCCAAGCGTTGCTCGCCCCCACTGCTGCCGCGTCTAAGGCATTCAAGGCCAACGGCATTGAGTCCGGCAAGGCGCTGCTCCAGCAGGAAGGGCTCGCCGGGGCGATCCAGTTCCTCGTCGACGAGGCTGACAAATCCGGCCAGCCGCTCCAGCAATACATCGGCAGCATCGAAGGACAGACGCTTGCACTGGCCCTAGCCGGGGCACAGGGCGACCAGTACGCCCGCAAATTGGCGGAGATGCAAAACGCCCAGGGCGCCACTAACGAGGCGTTTGACGCAGCCACCACGGGCGTCGGGGAGACTGCCTTCACCTTTGAGCAGTTGCGCGTCGAAGGCGAAGCCCTGCTAGTCAACCTAGGCGACGGCATCGCTCCTGCCTTGATGACGGTCATTGACGCTGTGCGCCCGCTGATTGAGCAGGTCGTCAACCTGGCGGGCGCGTTTTCCAACCTTGACCCCGGTATGCAGGCGTTCATCGTCTTTGCCGGTGGCGCGGTCATCCTGCTCGGCCCAGCGCTGATGATGTTCGGCAGCCTCGTCAAGTCTGTGCAGGCGCTTCACGCCGCACTTGTGGTCGCAGTGGGATCGGCTAACGCGCTCAAGTTTGCCCTGATTTCATCTGGCGTGGGTGCGGCCATCGTCGCCATTGCCAGCGTCATTGGCGCACTGGCGGTCAGCAACTCCCAAGCATACTCCGCGATCCGCGACTTCAACGATTCTATCCGCGATCAAAACGGGCTACTGCGCGAGAACGCAGTCGAGATGGCGCGCAAGCGACTTGACGATCTTGGATATCTTGACATCGCCAAACGTGCTGGCATCAACCAATACGAACTAGCCGAAGCATACGTCGCGGGCGGCGATGCTTTGCAGCCATACATCGAGCGACTGATTGAACTGCATGACTCCATCGGCCTCACCCTGAACGACGACACGATCACATTCCAGCGCTCCGTCAGTGACCTTGCGGAGGAGTTGGAAGACCAGCGTGACATCACCAAGGAAACGGCAGCGTCCAACTACGAGTACGCAAAGCAGATGGACGAGGCTAAGCGGGAGACCAATGAGTTCCGCGGCAAGCTTGAAGCGCAAGCGGCGGCACTGCGGAACAATGAGGGCGCAGTCGACGGACAGACGGACGCTTACGCTGACCTGAATGAGGAACTAGCCGAGACGGTTGACAAGTTCCTCCTGTTGAACGGCTACCTCAGCGAGACCCGCGCACTGCTGGAATATGAGCAGTCGTGGATCGACCTCAAGGAG